CCGCTGGCGATGTTATTGAAATTAACTTTGACGGTGGTAGTTCCAACGTAACACCTGCTTGTTTTTCAATAACAATCGCTCGTACATAAGAAAGGTCTATTATGAAAATTAAAATGCTCACAACAAGCGCAGGACCAGACATCAATTCAAATTGGTGCGAAGGTGACGTTCGGGAAGTTTGTGTTGACGAAGCTCGTCATTGGTACAAACACGGTGTTTGCAAGCTGATAGAACCGTTCCCCGAAGACGCAGAAAAGATGCTTGGCATTGTGACTGAAAAAGCTGTAGTCAAGCCGCCTGAGACTGCTGTAGCGCCTCCTGCTATGGTTAATAAGGGTAAGGTTATGCCGCCTGCCGAAGTTGCCGCTACAGGCAACACAGTCACTTCCGCTAAAGCCGCAACCTGGGGCACACCGGAGGTCAAATGAAATATCTGAATATATGTATAATTGCGTTGACTTTATCACTGTTTTCGGCTATGGCTATGGCAGACACAACGCAGAGCCGCGATGGTGACGGCCAGAAGATTCAGGGTGCTGCGTTCGGTTATATCCAGTCCAAAAGTCTCGGCACAAAAGGAAACACTTGGGCTTGTTTTTCGACTGCGACACGAGTGTCGTGGGAAGTCAAAGTTGCCGCTACTACGTTAACAGATAATGCAGTTCTTCCTTATCTTATTTCGTTTAACGGTACTACGGGAGCCACCTACCCTTTGACTAAAGAATTTTTTCAATGGCAGAATGCTCCAATTTCTAAGTCTCCGACCGTAACGAAGATTTGCTTGAAGGGTTATTCTACAGCGACAACGCCTGTAGCAAAAACAGCTTATGGGTTGTTTCAGTAATTTGTTTTGTTGTGAAGAACGTTAAGAAACAAAACGTCGCTTCTTGACGTTTTTAATAACAAAATGAGGCGATTTAATGGCCGCTAACTCCATACTAGATAATGCAGCGGATCTACCCGTAGTTACCACAGACTTTGCCGATCCCACTATGGATAATCTCCAGAAGGTCGCGGCGAAGCTTGATGGATTCTCCTTACTATCGCTTGGTATCTGGTTCGGCACCCAAACACAGTATGACGCACTGACCTCAGATCAGAAGATATCCTACCAGCTTTGGACAGTCGGTTGTGGCAAGTGGTTTGAATTTCATATCATCCCTGATGCAGTGACAATAGGTTTATTTGGCGAGACATCATTCAACGCTGCACCGAATTTTTCTGTTCCTGCGCTGGTGGGGGTAGAGGCTGGTATATGCGCGTTCCAAAGTGTAGTTTTTATAGCAACTCCGACATTCGTTGTCCCCACACTGACAGGTTTATGTAACGGACTATTTGATTCTCTATCGAGTAATTCCGCTCCAGTGTTCTCGATACAGAACTTGGTGGGAATACAGGACGGTGTTGGTACGTTTGGCTCTGTCATAACATTGGCAAATCCCTCGTTTGTAGTTCCTGCACTGGCTGGAAACTTGGTCGGATTATTTGAGTCTGTATCTTTCGTGGCAAGTCCCACCTTATCTGTACCTACATTAGAAGGAAATTTAGCGGGATTATTTGAGACAGTTACAACGGCGGCAAGTCCTTCATTTGCAGTACCTACATTAATTGGGCAGGAAGCAGGGCTGTTTGGAACGGTTGTAACCTCAGTGAACTCAACATTTGTGGTGCCGACGCTGGTTGGTCATAGGCTCGGCGTGTTTGGTTCGGTAGTTACCGCTGTTACGTCAACATTTGTGGTGCCGACGCTGGTTGGTGTGTCCGCTGACCCTACAACCGGCACAGTAACGATAGCTAATTATGAGGGTGTTACGGACGCCAACAGCCTAGTAACAATAACATCCCCGTCAGGTTATGGCACCTATCACATCGTCTGCAAAACCGCAAAAACTTGGCAAATCACAATATACGGGGCGTGTGGCGGAGATTCCGGGGTTGGCGGATACCGTGAGGTGGGCGCTACACACAGCGTCGCAGTGGGTGAATCTTTCGATGTTGTTCTTGGTGATAACGGAGGTGACTTCTCTTATGACGGCGATTCAAACCCAATTGGCGGTTTAGGTGGGTTCGGCGATGCTACTGGATCACCCGATGCTAATGACACCGGCGGCGGGGGCGGCGGAGCATCAACGGCACGTCACACGGGATATACACTAGGTGCTGCCGGTGGGCAGGGCGGCGGCACTACTTCAGGTGCCGGAGGGATACCGACTGTTGCAAGTAACAATGGAACGTCAACAAGCGGATTTAATGATGTCGGTAAATTATTTGCCGGTGAGGGTTACATGGTGCTGACAATAACATGACAGTCCTAATTAACGCACCAAATAGAATAGAGTCTATCGGTGTACCGGGAATAACGCACACCGACACCACCTCATGCCACGACTCAGTTGTTGATTTTCTCGTTGAGCATGGCATGGCGAACTGGCATGGCTACCGTTATTGGGAAGTAATGAGCAGTTATAGCTACGAGGATGGAACAGGTATACCAGAGGATCAATACCTTTCGTGTAGCAACGATAAAATAACTTGGGTTCATGCTCCGATATTCAAACTTACGACAGGTTTCCCGGCAGTCAATACGTTATTCTGGACCGGCACAATAACATTAGGTTCTCACGAAATATTTGATGGCTCATCTTTGCCCGGTGCTGAATCGGGGATGATTGCTGAGCTTGTCGGAGAGATGGCTTACGGCGATGTTGGAACGATAGATTTTGAAGCAAGCAGTGCTGGGTGGACTGGCACAGCCAACCTTTACACAAGGACTCCGGGCCAGAATTTCTCCGATTCCAGCATGGTTTATGACCCCGACCGTGACGCTTTGCTGCTGCATTACAATAGGGAAGGCACTGATCCGGCCACCGTTCAGGTTATTTTAAGTTTTTCAGGAAGTACTTTTGTAAAAGGCGCAGAAGTCGGCCTTACTTTTGGTGGAGTGACCGAAGGTAATATAATGGCACCCGCGTTCATACGGCTCTCTGCAACCGATTACAGGATGTATGCCATTTCCGCTCTTACCGGCAATTCTTTCGTGTATGCGATCAGCAGCAACGGTTTGGATTTTTCAACTCCAGTCGATATTGGCGATCCGCTTTCAGCAAAATACGGTCAGCGTCCGTGGCACCAACACGCTAAAAAAAGTACAGTAATTGCTAACCAGATTGATTTTGTAGTCAGCGGGAAAACTGATGGTCATAACATGGATTATATGTACTTGTACTATGCACATGCTTGGCTTGACAACCCAACCAACATTGTAGCACCCCTAGCGCAAGCCCTGCTTGGCCCGACAGGTGTTGGCAACGCCGCGACCCATCATTGGGATTCTGAAGGGATCTATGTAGCAGATCTAGTAATGGAGGCCGACGGCTCTAATTATAAAATGAACTGCTGGTACACCGGAACAAGCTACGGTCTGCCCTACTCCTCTGCGTGGGGAGCTAGGCATGCGAATTGTGGAAGCACTGGCTTTACATCGGGAGTTATTGGGACTATTGCGGAGTTGACTCTGGCGGTTGGTTTTAGACAGGTTGTAACCAATGCAGCACCCTCAATGGTTGTTCCGTCTCTCACAGGTATTAGACAGGGATGCTTTGGGCAACTGGTGAGTAACGCCACGCCAACCATGTCTATCCCGGCACTTGCAGGCATTGAACAAGGATATTTTGAGCAGGTTATAACGCGGCCAGAACCTATCTACTGTATCCCTGTATTGATAGGTGTACTCAACAACACCCTGATAAGGGCACCAAACGGGCCAGTAAAAATTCTCGATTCAGCCGGAAACAACATAACCATCATATACGCATAAAGGAGTTACACAATGGCAGATCAGACGAACGGACTTGGATTCAGGAAACTCGAAGCAACCACAATGGCGGCAATGTATTATTTTGCCACTCTTCACGGATCGGGAGGAAGCGCACTGGTTGCGTCCACTCTCGACGTATATGCAGCATCAGGCCTTGGTGAACTTACCACCGCAAACGGTTACACTGTCGGTGGTGCGGCACTTGGTCAGGGGACGGTAAATGCTAATACCAATGTTGACACCGCCGATGCTGTGTGGACAGCAGCCACAGCACCTCTGGTGGCCTCGTATTGTGCTCTATGGTGCAACACCACCAACACCATCACCGGAGCGAAGTTCATCCAGTGCAATGATCAATCGGCTACACCACAGACCGCTTCAGTTGGGCAAACAATGACATGGCCTCTGGTTAACCCGATTCAGTATTAAGTTTGACGGGGCGAGGTAAAATCTCGCCCTAGTTCAGCAATCATTTAAAACGAGGCCAACTATGAACGGATATGCGGGAGAAGAAATTGAATACACTGTAACTTTCCCTGCTAGTAAAGCAGGACTATCCACAGTTGGCTTCGTTTTTAAGTCCAGTGGGGTCGCCATCGGCAGTAGATCAATTGTTGGAGTATTTGAAAACGGCTATGGAAGTTACGGAGTTAAGCATACGCACTCAGCTCCATTCTCAGGAATCATTGAATGGGATACTGGAGATAGTGATGTTAAGAGAGCAAGGGAAGACGTGAACGTAACTTCGCCTTTAGGTTTGGCATCTGGCTCCGGTTCAATACCTGTAACAATTTCTGTGCTTTCCGACGAAAAACCTCTTGACAATGTATCTATATATGTTACAACCGATATATATGGATTAAATGTAGTCGCCGGAACGCTTTACACTGACAGTTTTGGTAACGCAACAATGCAGCTGGACCCTGGTGTTTACTACGTTTGGAAGCAATTAGCTGGAATTAATTTTACAAATCCTGAACAGATTACGGTGGCTTAATGAGCAATTTTGTTCAAACAGGAACAGTTGCAAGTCCTTTAATATCTGAGCCGATAACGCTCAACGATGTTGAAGGTCAATGCCGTATTGTTGATTTATCTGCCGAAGCTAATACAATTGAGTTGATGATTTCTGCGGTGCGAGAACGAGCTGAACAGATCACGCGAAGGGCTTTAATTCGTAAAACTGAAGTATTGACGCTTGATGCTTTTCCTTCAGGTAGAAACTTCTTAAACCTTCCCAAACCTCCTTTAAAAACTGTAGTTTCGATTAAATATATCGACGCTAATTGTGTTGAGCAAACTCTTGATGCAAACGGTTATCGCGTTATAACAACTAGCGAACCTGGATATGTTTTACCTTTGTACGGCTTGAATTGGCCGACAACTCAAAATGATTCAGATGTAATTACAGTTGTCTATACTTGTGGGTATCTTTCCGATGAAGTGCCTAAAGCTATTAAGCAGTGGTCACTTTTGCAAGTCGCAAACTTATATGAAAACAGAGAATCCCAAGGCGTAGCAATGGGACGTAGTACGGTATTTAACTTGGACGCTACTTTGTGTGATGGTTTGATTGAGTCTTATAGACTTATGCGACTTTAATGCGAAGCGGTACACTTCGTCATAAAGTTAGAATCGAAGTTCCTGTTAAAGTAAAACAGGCAAACAGTTCTGAAAAGATTACTTGGGAACTTTACCGCGAAGTTTGGGCAAACGTTGAAACACTTAAAGGTTTTGAACGTCAAGTTGTAACAACTTCATGGCCTGCCGCCGATGTTAAAATAACAATTCGTTACGTTGCCGGTTTGTTGCCCACAATGAGAGTAGTTTACAACGGACGGTCTTATTCAATACTTGGGATTAACGATATTGAGGAACAGCACAGAAATGTAGAACTTACAACTCAAACTGGTGTGAACGCGATATGAATCTTGAACAAACGCTTGAAATTGAACGCGCTAAAATTCCTGCTGGAACTCAGCGTTCAGGTCATTGGCCTACGGTTCGCGCTGTGTTTCTGAAAGATTATTCAACATGCGCCGTTTGTGGTGGAACTGAAAAATTAGAAGTTCACCACATTCATCCGTTTCATTTACATCCTGAACGCGAACTTGATCCTGAAAATTTTATCACTCTTTGCGAAGCTAATAAGGATGGGTTTGACTGTCATCTCGGCTATGGGCATCTTGGCAACTTCAAAAGTTGGAATGTTGACGTAGCAAAGGACGCTGCTTATTGGAATGACAAAATTAAAAATCGACCCTTGGCTGAAGTATGATACCTCTCGAAGAACAATTAACAACGATTTTAACGCCGATTTGCGGCGATGAATTATATCCAATAGGACATCCCGACCCTGACGGTGAATATGCGAGTGTAGCAACAAGCTTCACAATTTTTACAGTAGTTGGCGGTCAGTCTTATAACAATCTTGAAGGCGATGCGGGTATTTCCAGAGTACGTTTACAGATTTCAATTTATGCAATGGACTATACTGAGTTTAAAGTATTGCAACGCGCGATTAATGCGGCAATGCAAGCTGCCAATTTGTTAGCTACAAACTCAGGTGCTACTTATTACGATGTAGTTGGTGCTATAAAGAATGTTTCAACTACAGTGCCGACTGAAGGTAAAGAGCCAGACACAAAACGTTTTTATGCGCATATGGATTATTACGTATGGACGAATGAATAGGAGGGTAAATGTCAACTGAAGAACTTGACGCAAGTTTGGAAATATTACTAGGCACCCTTCCCGAAGAACATGAAGGCCCGATGCGTAGAAAACATGCGTTGACGAAGTATGACGCTGAATTGATAGCTAACATGATTAAAGTTGCTGTTGCAAATCAAGGTTGTTCAATCGGTTTGACTTCAGGCCAAATGGAAGCAATAAAAGAAATTACGCCAAATACCTTTAGGGAAATAAAAGGTATTGTTAAAGAACGTCGCAGAGTTTTAAACGCAATTGGGCTTATGACACTTGCTGTTTTAGGTTGGCTTGGTAAATGGATATTTGAAAAGATAGATTGGAGTGTCTTGTTTCATCATAAGTAGCTGTAAATAACAAACAAAAGGAGTCAACTATGGCATCGGGAGCGATTAGCGCACAGGGAAGTAAGATTTATCAGGGTACAGGAAGCGGCGGTGCTATCACCATCACCGCAATCACCAAAGCAAAAGAAGCAAAAGTTACCGGAACACATTCACTCGCTAAGGGTGATAGAGTTACGTTTGCCTCAATTGTGGGCATGGTTGAGATGAACGGTCTTGTTGGAACCGTCACGAAGGTTTATACAACCACAGCGTTTACGGTTGACATTGACTCCGACGATTTCACAGCATGGTCAAGCGCAGGCACAGCAACGCCGGTAACTTGGACTCAGCTCAAGGAACTTGATACGTTCGACCCTTCAGGTGCTTCAGTTTCGGAATTGGACAAAACCAACCTTGACAGTACCGCTAAAGAGTATTCGGCTGGTATTGTTGACAACGGCACAATTTCTTGCGGCATGAAGTATGTTGCATCTGACCCAGGTCTGATTGCCGCGAAGGTTGCTTTCGTCGCAGGTGCTACCAAACAGTACAAACTCGTCGTTCCCAATGGCGACATTTACTCGTTTCAGGGCTTCTACAAAGAAGTTCCTACCATGCCTTCAGGTGGCGTTGATAAGCTGCTTGCAGGTAAGCTGTCCATTCGTATTGACGGCGCTGTAACTCTTACACCGGCTTAATTAATTCCTAAAGCGCCCTTCGGGGCGCTACACTAAACGTCAGAAAGGCGAAAGCAAAATGAGTGTTTTAACCCGCGACCAGATGTTTGAAGAAGGTGCTTTAAAAACCGAAGTAGTCACACTGAAGAACGGTGAAGCAATTGTTTCACAGATTGGCGGTGCTGATTACATAGCACTTTGGTCTGATCCGAAGAACCAGAAGAATGTTGACGGCAAAGACGTAATTGACATGGCTCGGTTTACACCTGCCCTTATCTCTTACGCAGTTGTTGACGAAGCCGGTAACAGGTTGTTCACTGAGGCCGATATTGAAAAGCTGTCGCGTTTCAATTCAGATGTATTTCTGAAGCTGGCTGATCCGGCTCGACGGTTGAACGGTCTGTCTGGTGAAGAAGAAAAAAACTCCGACGGGAGCCAGAGCGACTTGCCCTTTTTAGACTCTGCCTCCACCTCGGTGTAAGACACCCTGACGAACTTGTTGCAGGAAGCCCTGTCACGTTGCTGAGAATCCCCCTTGGTACGTGGCGGGGTAAAGAACGCGAGTTCTGTATTAGATTGCCTGGAAAGCGTGGCTTGACGGCAAAGCAGTTAAATGAATGGTTTGCCTACATGAACATCGAGCCGTTTGGTACGATTTGGGAAGATATACGTCATGGGCAAATACAGTCGATGACGGCTAATTTGAATCGTGATTCAAAAGCAAAGCCTGAACCTTATACTTGTAATGATTTCAGGAATTTCAAAGAACGTGAAGAAGTTGTAAAGGTGGAAGACCCTGATATTTTGTCAGCGCAGATAAGAAGTAAAATTTTTGGTATGTAAGGAGAAGCCTGCTTGATTGACATAACGTTAAATTAAGCAGGCTTCTTTGTGGGTATTACCAGTACCGATACTGAGGTGTCTTAGCAACATAGTCGTTGGCATCGTTAACAAGCTCGAATAAATTTTTAAGATATTCTTCGTATTCAGGATTGTCTTTAGAAGATTGCAACACTTGAACGCATGAATGAGCCAACATTACAAAAGATGCAATTGTAGCGTGAAGTGAAACGATGGCTTTTAAATCCATGTGGTAAATTTTATCTTCGTAAACTTCGGGATAAAGATGGTGCAAAGTTACAAGCAGAAATTTTTCAGGTATTCTAATAAACTTGTCGTCTATCTGAAGACCTATATCGCGGTTGTCGTAAACGCAGTATTGAACAGGACTTAATTGTTCACCTAGCGGCAAGTCAGAAGGTTTTCTTGATTCAGGATTTACTATTTTTCTAATATCGCGTAGTTTAACCCGCTCTTTAAAATTTGTTTTACTGCTCATAAGAAGTTCGTATTTTTCAAGCAGTTGCTTGTCAGAACATTTGTTAAGTAATCTATCATTCCATTGCCAAGTAGCATCTTTGCCGTTGAAGTCTCCGAACGGTTTGAGCAACAGGTGTTGGGTTACTTTATAAGAACGCGGGTCTATTTCGCAAATTAGAATTATGAGTTCTTGCCTGTTTATGTTAATTTTCATCGGTAAGCCTATTGAGTTCAAAAGTAAGTATTGTTTTATGCTCCAAACGTTGTTCTTTAAAATTTGACAATCGGTCTTGTAACTGACGTTGAATCACTTCACTTATTGTGGTTTTATTACTCCCAATACAACCTGTAATTGTGACTGTATTGTGTGTTTTAGGGATGTTTTCAAAGAAGTTAATTCCGTCAGAGTTGTGACGTTTTTGTAAAAATTTGGCATGTAAACGTTGCTCGTAGTCAGCAATTTCAACAGGGGTTAGATGCTGTTTTAAAATGTTAATTTCGTTAAGTAAGCACTTAATCTGTTGATCTTTTGATGCAATTTTGGTAGGTTTCATTTTGAACTCCTTGTTGTTGTAAAGATGTAGATCATACCCATTGTGAATTGAAACGCACACAATAAAGCAACAGCCAACGTATGTATTTGTAGTAAGTACATAACGGCAACGGAAGGTAGATTGAAAATGACAATCAGTAGCCAATGTTTGAGGAATTTCATTTTAGTCTCCAAAGAGGTTCGAGTCTTTTTAAAGCGTGTTCTTTATGTTCAACTATAAATCTGAAGCAACGAGCGTAACCTTGTTTGTCGCCAAAATAAAGACCTAATATGTGACCGACCATAAAGCCGATTAGAATTGACAATATTACGGTGAGATTTCGCAATTCAACGCGTTCTAAAAATTGAGTAATTAGTTCATTTAACATACATTGTACCCAAACCAGGCTTGCAGGAAGCTTTTTCACTCTCAGACAAATCTTCCAGTCTAACGTATTGCTGAGGCGATTGTTTTAAAGGTTTACCCCAAGCTAAAATTAACTTTTCGTGGACACGACCTTGATTCAAGGTGCTTGAAAATACTCTACCGTTATAAGTTACAGGCACAAGTTCAATATCAACACGTTCGTCACTGCCGTCTACTAACAGTAAAATAGTTTCACCGATAGGCATTGTTGTAAGGTCTTCGATTTTAAAATTAGCGAATGTTTGATACGGGTTTGTATATCCTTTACAAAGAAGTTTGAATTGTGCGTTTCGTAAATTTTCAGCACAAGTGAAAGCAATTTCGTCAGCTAAAGTTTCAACAGGTACTTTGAAGTAACTAGCGAGTTCTTCTTTGCTCCATTTAAACGTGTTCACGTTTAAATGACAATTGAATAAACGAGCTTCGCAATTGATGTTGAATACGTTGCTAAAATTTTGAGCGTTTGCGTCAGCGAGGTCTTTGTTAGCAAACAACAAAACTTCACCGTTTCTTGGGTCTGTGTACCAAGTTCCTTCGCTTTCGTTGTTCGTAACCCATATTGCGTAGAACATTTTGTAGCTCCTTTAATTTAGAATTGAAAGTTTGTTACACGATTTTACCGTTTATTGAAACAAGCGTACTATTTTCTTCACATTGATAACAAGATTCGGGTAGCCACGACAACACCGGTTTCCAATCGGTAGCTAATATGTATTCAGTGGGTGAAATGTAGTCTTTAACTGTAAAGTGATGTTTGCCGTCTAAGTCTATTCTGTGTTCAGCACCGGTTGATTCGCTTCTTATTACTCTTGTTTGATTTAGGTTTAGCAACTTTATGGCTTGAATGTAGTTCATTAGAGCCTCCGTTCAACTTTTAATTTGTAATCGTAGTTATAACTTAACATTAACTTTTAAGTTTGTCAACAGGAAAATAACATGGCTGACGGCTTTGACATAACAATTCGAGGATTGAATGAAGTTGGTGCAAGACTACTTGCATTTAGCGAAGCTGTATCTAAAAAAGTTACTCGCGATGCCGCTGTAGCTGCTGCTGAAGTTTTCCAAGAAGAAGCTATTTTTAATGTTCGCGCTTCTGACGGCCCTCATAATTTAAAAGTGCGCGGTAAATATATAAAAATTTATCCTGGAAACTTAAAACAAAACATTAAAATTAAAACTTTACGTAAAATGGTCAAAGGACAAATTGACGTTCAGGTATATGTTAAAAAAGATCACGCGTGGTATTCCCTCTTCGTGGAAAATGGTAGTTCCCGAATGTCAGGACAACACTTTATGGCGAGAGCTTTTGAAACAAAGCAAGCTGAAGTTCCGGCAATATTTAAAGAGCGAATTGAAGAAGCTATTCGCAAGGGTGGTTTATAATGGCAAATAACGACGTACAAATTACAGTCGGCGCTAATACTGAACAATTCCAAGTTAGTATTGACAATGCCTACAAAAAGATAAATACCTTTGGCCTTAGAAATAAAGATTTGGCAAAAGAAATAGACGCGGCTTTTAAAAGTATGCGAAATGTAGCTGATGATATGGCAGGTAGTGTTGAAACTGCTTTTAATTCAATGCAAATAAAATCAGACTTAGCTTCTGCTGTGATGCGAGAAAATGCAGCAAAAACAAGTGCAAGTTGGCTTTCTGATTTTGGTAAAATAGCAAATAGTGCTGAAACTACAGCCAATGATGTAATGCGTTCTTGGCGCAAGTTAGGCGAGTTGAATGCAACAAGCGCCGCTTCTGTATTGAAATCTGAATTTCAAACATTAGGTATTCAGTCGGCAGAATCAATTGAATTGGCTAAAATTAAAATTGTAAACGCTTTTAAAGAAATTGAAATGACTGGAACAAAAGCACCTCAAGACATATTGCGAGCGCATGAAGCCATGACGTCTGAAATTGAGCGTCTTGATAAAATGCTTATGACAAGTGCTGAACGAGCTGCCGCTGCTCGAACCGCCGCGTTTAAAGAATCTGCCGCCGCAGAACGCGCATCATACGCCGCTCAAGGCATGAGCGGTTCAGGTGCAGCCGCTCAGTTGATTGGTCAACCTCTTGCAGGTGCAGGCTTCGGTAATGATCTCAAAGCGCAAATGGAAGCGTCTGCTGCTTCGGCTCAAACGCGCTCGCGGGAGATGGCTTCTTACGCCGCTTCAGCAATGCAAGGCGAAGCTGCTGCTGCGCGACTCGCTGGAAACGTTCACGCCGGTTCAGATTTTACCGCGCAACTCAAGTCACAGATGGAAGGTGTTAAAGAAAGCACTCAAAATGTTCACGAAGGTATTAGTGGTTGGTCGCTAGCTTCGGTTGTCGCTATTGCTAAAATTCAGGTTCTTTATTCGTTAATAAACTCAATTATGAGCGCAATAGCGTCAGTACCACGAACGGCCATTGATGCTATCGAAGATTACAAAAGTTCTATAATTACCAACTCCGCTTTAATAACTTCAATGCAGGGCGGGACTAAAGACGTTGGCAAAGCGTATCAAGAAAATAAAGTGTATGCCGAAGCTTTAGAAAAAGTTTTGATTAAAATGGACTCTGAAACGGCAGGCTCTTATAAAAACCTACAAGATATGAACAGAACATTTGTCGAACAAGGTGTGATACTTGACATAAATAACAAAAAGGCCGTTGCGGGTTATCAAAGCATTGCTGCCGCAATAGCTGTAATTGCAAGCACTTCTCAAAATGGAGACATTCAGTGGATTCAAGAAGTTAAAGGCTTAATGTCAGGTACAATGAAGCCAGGCAACGAACTTTTGGGTATGCTTGTAGGCATTGACAAAGATATTGTTGCAAAAATTAAACGTTGGAAAGAAGCTGGTACAATACCTGAAAACATAGGGCCAATGTTAATTGGTTTTGCTGCCGCCAAAGGTGATATAGAGGCTCTTTACAAAACTGTGTCTACCACCATGAGCACCATTAAAAACGAAATTTTAAGAGGTGGTTTGAGTGAAGGTTTTACTGAAATAATAGAGCAACTGAAAGAAGTAAACAAATGGGCTAGGGATAACAAAGAAGTTATGCAAGCAATGCTCAAGGAAGGTTTTGCTGAAGCTAAAACGGTAGCAAAGATTATGTTTGAGCTAACATCAGCAATTGCTCCTTTTGGTAAAGAAATTTGGTGGGGCGCTGTTGCATTGGGGTTCGCTTCTATAACCAAAGCTATTGTGGGTATGAATTTAGCTCTTTTAGCAACCCCCGTTGGTCAGATCAGTGCGCTGGTTGGATTGATTACCGCAGTAGCTACTGAAAGAGTACTTGCAATTAAAAATTTAAAAGTTGACCAATCTGAAGTTGACACAATTAGAGATTTAATTGGTAAAGATATGAGGTCTGGCAATAGACCTAAATGGCAAGTTGATGCTATGAAGTCTAATTTTGACATTCAGGCATTACACAATATTCAAGCTGATAAAGTCGGGGCTATGGCTACACCTGCTGAAATTGCAAGCTATGTCGCTGCTAGAGCTATTGTAAATTACCCACATGAAGGAGCTGAACGGAATACAGCGCAGGGTATAATTCGTGACACAAAAACAACTTTTGACCGCGACTTAATAGCACAAATGACAGCACCTACACCTGTCGTCATTCCAGTTGTAAAAAGAAAGGGAAATGAAAAAGGGTTTCGTGAAAATGAAACTTCTCTTGACAACGCTGAGTTTGCTTATTGGAAAGCTGAAAGCGAGCGCATTGCCGAAGTTCAAATTTCAGCTAATAAAAGATTGTCTGAAATAAACGAACAAGGCTATTCAGAAGGCACTGTTTCTTTAGATAAATATTTGAAAACACGCGAAAGGTTAATTGAAGCAAATATACAATTTGAAATTGACGATAAGAAGCAAAACCTCATAGATGCTCAGTCTAAGTATGACAAATCGCTCACTAACAAAATAGAAGTAACTAACGATAAAGGTGAAGTTAAAAGAAATATACAGGCCGAAACGGAAGCTAGAATTAAAGCCGCTGCTTTAGTAGAATCTTCTATTAAATCCGTCGCTCTGGCTCAAGATAAACTTACAGAAGCTCGAATGAAAGGTGCTAAGTTTGACGATAAAGCATATGAAGATGCTAGAAAGTCAGCAAACTCTGCAATTGGCATGGTTGGCGATCTTGAAACTAAAGCTGAAAAAACTCCTTTGGAAAGAGCGTTAGACGCAATTACTAAAAAGGTTGAAGACCTCAAAGTAAAATTCAGTGAGATGAAGCCTGACGTTCGCGCAATATTTACAGCGGAAAGTGGTATTACAGGCAACGCTGATATTAATTTCTTAGGCGACGACGCTAAAGACAGAATCAAAGCCGACGACATCGCCAAAAATCAAAAAGCTGCAAATTCGATGAATATGTCAATGGCCGGGTCAATAAAATCTTCTGGTTCAACTTCTTTTTTCAACAAACACACTGAGGAACTGAACGCAGCACAGCAACTCGCTGACGACAAGCTGAAGATTAGAGAAGAAGAAATTTTTAACATGGCTAAACTCGATGAAGACGAGTTTAAGAGTGCTGAAAAAAAATGGAAGCTGATGGAAACGGCCCAAATTGAACACGACAAAGCAATTGCTAAATCCAAAGAGCTAACCCTTCAAGTAGGTCTTGGTTCACTAGCCGACAGCCTTGGCAAAACCGGCGCGATGTTGATGAAAGGCAACCGTGAGCAATTTGAAGAAGGTAAAAAGATGGCGATAGCTTCAGCAGGTGTGTCGATGGCTCTTGGCGCAGTTGAAGCCTTTACCTCAATGGCAAAATTCGGCATTCCTGGTATGATTTTAGGTGGCATTGCAGCAGCCGCTGTAGTTGGCGTCGGTATGCAGGGGATTGCTCAGATCAACGCGCAACAGTACGAAGGTCGTGAATTCGGTGGCCCTGTTGTCGCCGGTCAATCTTACGTAGTTGGTGAGAAACGCCCCGAACTTTTCACCCCTGGTGCGAGCGGTGTAATAACCCCTTACGTGCCTCAACAGGGTCGCTCAGACACACCTTCGATAACTCAGGTTAACAACTTCAGTGCCGATATGTCTGACGCAGTACGTGCTGAAATAGGTCGCTCGTTGCCACTGATTCGCGCTCACGCCCTTGCTGCTGTCATGCAAGCCAAAAGCGCGGGGCGTATGTAATAGCTTGACAAAGTGTTTACATTGTAGTATCTGAATATTCAGTTTATGTTAAACGAACTTGCGTTCGACGAGGCGTTATGACCACACCGTTGACATTTCCAGCGATAATTCCAAACACTGCTGAATTTGGCCTCGACTCAAATACTCAGCAAATGAGTAGCGCCTTGAATGGCTCGGTGCAAACTTTGGCCCTTCCTGGCGACCGTTGGACGGCAAATCTCACCTTTAATAATCTCTTTGATCCCAAGGCTCGCATAATGAGGGCGTTCTTAGCTTCACTGCGCGGCCAAGCGGGGCGCTTTTATCTAACACCTCCTGCTTATAGACGCGCTGGAACCGGAACCGGAACCCCGCTTGTCAAAGGTGCTTCTCAAACAGGTTCGTCGTTGATAACTGACGGATGGGGCACAAGTCACGCAGGTGCCGTCTGCGCTGGTGATTACTTTCAAGTTGGCTCTGAACTGAAAATGGTGACGGCTGACGCCAATAGCAATTCTTCAGGGGACGTTACAATTTTGTTTGTACCGCCAATTCGAGTTTCCCCTGCCGACAATGCAGCAATAATCATAACCGCACCAGTCTGTACGATGGCGCTAGCTGATCCTAAACAAGCGCGGTGGTCGGCGCAACCTACCCCAATATATAACATGACGCTCGCTTGCATTGAACCGTTAACATGAGAGTGATTGATTCGGGTATACTCGCAGCTCTTACTGCTGAAACGGTGCGTTTTATTTACATGGTACGGATTGATTTTGATTCAGGTACGGTGGCGTGGAACTCAGGGTTTAGAGATATTACTTACGGAACAGACCCGTTAGGTGCGTCGGTAGTATATATGGGTTTGGGTGAAGTAAGTTCAATCTCAGGCGTATCTGAAGAATTAGGCGTTAAAGCAGCATCCCTTAATGTGGGCATGTTTGGTATTAAACCTGAAACAGTCGCTTTAATTTTAGGTGAGCCTTATGTCAACCGTAAAGCGTTTGTTTACTTCACATTGCTTGACGAAAACGACGTTCAAATTGCAGGCGCGCCTGTTTTAATTTTTAGAGGTACAATCAACCAACCGTCCGGTGATATGGGCGCAAGTGCCAGTTTTACCATTGAACTGTCGTCAAGGTTGGCCGATTGGCAACGTCCTAGGGCAAGTCGCTATACCGACGCCGAACAACAAAAACTTCACCCCGGCGATAAGGGCATGGAGTTTGTCGCTGAACTTTCTAAACGTAAATTAATTTGGCCGCGAGCAGCGTTCTTGTTGGACTATAGAGATAAAAAACTTATATGATAATTACACTTTCCACATTGGGTATATTTGACGATATTGAACAACTTCGGCCTTTGTGTGAAGAGTGGAAAGCCTGTGCCAACTCTGAAGACTTTCCTTTGCATTTAAATGTGGACGCTGCGTTAAGTACGATGCGTAGATTGATTACGCAGCCTCTTTGCGATGTTATTGTACTTCGCACCGAAACCGAAACAGTTGGTTTTATGGGTTTGTCGGTAGGGCAAAGTCACATAGCTTTGGATTTAATTGCTAACGAATGTTGCTTCTTTGTTTCGCAAAAAGCTCGCGGTGGTGGTGTGAAGATTATCAAATTCGCTGAGAAGTTGGCGAAAGGTAGAGGTTGTACTTTTTTGACAATCAATGCTTCAATGCTCGCGGGTGATGCAAAACGTAGCTCTAATTTGTATATGCGTTTAGGGTACAAACCCCTTGAATCTTCGCATATAAAGGCACTTTGATATGGGTTGCGGCGATTTATCACCTAGAAACATTTTTAATCAAGGGTTAACTCTTGCGCTAGACCCTACTGGGTTGACGACTACTGCAAACGCAATAGGTGGTGCGCTAGGGTTGCATAGTCCCACTGATTACATGCTTAACCCAGGAAGTTTTAACAATTATGTTAATGATGATTGGCGTATTATTACACACGGTTTGTTACCAGATATGCGTGCCGACAGACAGGCAATGGTTTCCGGCGCAACTACAGCGCGAAGGCTCGCCTACGGTAGAAGCAAAGTAGGTTGTCAATTGGTTTACGCTGTAGTTAGCGGTTCTAAAAATGAATTGCTGCAAATAGTGGTGGTTTTCACAGGTCACGCCATAGACGGCTTTGAAGAAATTTGGTTTGACGATCTTTTAATGGCAACTTCAGCAGGTGGTTGGACACCTCAAGGTACTTTTGCAGGAAAAGTAACGTTCAATTTGTACGACGGTACTCAGTCGGACGGCGGGTTGGACTTTGGCGGTTGGACTAAAGCCGATCATATTTTAGCAGGCTGTTCGTTTGGCATTTTTTCATTAACTTATGACGAAACGGTATTTGCGGCAGGAATTCCCACAATTAATGCTGTGCTGCGCGGTAAGAAAGTTTATGACCCTCGTTCTGAAACTACAGCTTTCAGCAACAACAATGCTCTCTGCATTTACGACTACGCGTTAATGCCTGAAGCTGAAGGCGGTATGGGTTGCGCTTCAGATGAGGTAAATGTTGACGTTGTGAAGGCAAGCGCGGATATTTGCGACCAACAAGTTTTAATCGTCAGCCCGTCAACTTATGAAAATCGCTATTCGTTGAACGGTTCGTTCACCCTTGACGGCACTCCTGCTTCGTTCCTAACACCAATGGTCGCGTCAATGGCTGGCGCCGCTGTGTATGCTGACGGTGCGTGGCGTTTTTATGCGGGTGCTCCTGCCGATTCCGTGGCAACGCTTGATGAATCGTGGTTGAACGGCGGTATTTCTTTTAAAGCAGGGGCTGCCAAAGGTGACAAGGTAAATATCGTCACAGGCAAGTTCACCGATAGTACAAACCTTTGGTCTGATACCGACTTTCCGGTAGTTCCTGTCGGTTTGACTTCGCCTCCTAATACATCTTATTGGAACGTTACAGCCACCCCTGCTGCATATAACAATGCTATTGTTTATACTACAGGCCAATACGTTAATTTTGCAACTAAGATTTATCTTGCGATAACTGACGTTTCACACAGCACACCGCCCGACACAGCATTCACACCCCCAAACTCAACGTATTGGAGTTTGGTCGAAGAGTACAGTTCTGCCGTTGATTACCTAACGGGTCATGTTGTTCAACGAGGTTCGGTTGTTTATACAGCCAATACTACTGTCGCGGCGGCTAATCCTTATTTGAAAGAAGACCTTGAGGAATTAAAACTTGATATAAATTTACCTTACACAATAACTTCTTCTCAAGCTGTTCGTTTAGCCAACATCGCGCTTCGTCGCAGCAGATTAGGTGCTACTGTTCAATATCCTTGCAATTTGAAAGCTTTCGCCCTCGATGTTTGGGATGTTGTTAAAGTTAACAATACATTGTTGGGTTGGAGCGAAAAACTCTTCAGGGTTATCAACTGGTCATACACGCCAGGGGGCGGTGTTAGTTTAACCCTTGGTGCTGAAGACCCTGATGTGTGGTATTGGAATGAGACTTTGAATGCGCCGTTAGTTCCGCCTGCAATGACTAACTTGCCTGATCCTCGCACCGTGGCAGCGCCAACTTCCTTTACTGCTACCGAAGTTTTATATGCAGGAGTTGCTGTAGCAAATACCAAGTCTAAATTGCAATTAGCTTGGGTTTCCGCTCAAGTGTCGGGAACGTTATACGATATTGCTTTCGATGGCACAATAATTCAAACAATAGCAGAAACCTCTTTTGACATTAACGACCTTACTCCTGGAACTTACGACGTTTCAGTTCGCGCCAAGAATAGTTTAGGAGCTGTTTCATCTTGGGTTACTGTAACCAAAGTTGTTCACGGTCAAAACACAACTCCCACAAACGTTGCTGCCTTTGCAGCTTCATTTGTGGGCAACTTGGTTAAACTTTCATGGACTCCAAACAGCGAATACGATCTTGCTGGTTATGAAATAAGAACAGGCGCTTCTTGGACTGCCGGAACTGTGTTGCAAGCAGCTTTACTTGGCAACGGCTATACTTTTAGACCAACGGCTTCAGGTGCAATAACTTACTGGATTAAGGCTTTCGACACAGCTGGTAACGAATCGGCTACAGCACAAAGTTCATCAGCTACAGTTCCGACAGCAGATGTTCCGACATCAATAACTCCAATTTCGCAGTTCCTTGAGATTGATCTCGATATAACCTTTGACACAACTCGTCAAGATACACTTTATGTTGAAATTTGGGCCGCGTCTACAAATGATAGAAATACAGCTTCGCAAATAGGCGTTTCAAAAGAAAAACGTTGGAAACATAGAGGGTTGAACAACGGCGAGACGCGTTATTATTGGACTCGCATTGTTACTGTCTTTGGCGAAACAGGTTCTTGGTATCCTTCAGGCGCTACTTCAGGTGTTCAGGGTTCGGCCTTAAACGATCCTTCTCAAGCGATCAAGTTGCTTAATTCAGAAGCTACTCAGGGTGATATTGATGCAATGCTTGCGGGTCAAACTTCGTTGATTAAAGTAATTGATACACGTAACATGCTTTTTGAATTAGGTGTTGTTGGGACTGGAATTGCCGCTACGTATACAGAAGCTTTAGCTCAAGCGTCTAGCGAAATAAATAAGAACAAGACTCTTTTGCAAACAATCGATGCTTTAATGGCGGGTTTGCTCGCACCAACAAATTACAATGCGGGAACAAGTTATGTTATTGGTAATTTAGTCTTAGGTTCAGATTTATTAACCTATCAATGTATTCTAGCGACTACAGGGCACGCTCCCCCTAATAATACCTATTGGAAATCGACAGGTGATATTGTCACGTTGTTGAATGAAGTTCAAATCAACTTAGACGCAGCAACGGCAACCTGGACAAGTACGGCAACTTCACTTAGTACAAGACTTGATAGCTTGGTTGCCGCTGTTTATGATAATACCAAATCTTATGTTATAAACGATGTTGTTTTAGCTTCTGATCACCTAACCTACAAATGTATTTTGGCGACAACAGGCAACGCACCTCCAAATGTTACCTATTGGGAAGAAACTACTTCAGATGCTGTTACACTACTTCAATCACAAATCGCGCAAAATGCTAATGAAATTGTTTTACAAGGAACTGCAATAACAGGGCCGTTGGCCTTGGTTGCGGGGGTTGTTGAAGATGGAGTAACTGTCAAAACTCCTGAAGATGTTCAAGGTCTTGATACAGCCATAAGTTCAGAGCGAATTAAACTTGATTCGGCAAATGCCGCAATTTTACTCGAAGCGTCAAGAATCGACAACCTGACAGGTCGCACAACCGCCGCAGAGATAGCAATAGATGGTGCTAACGGGGCAATATCTCTGAAGGCTTCACAGACGGCGCTGGATGCCTTGACGGGTACAGTAGCGACTAAGGCTGCTCAGATTGACCTCGACTCAGCAAATGCTGCAATTCTACTTCGCGCCACGTCAACTGACTTGACCGGCGCAATAACAGTATTATCAAACTGGGTCGGCATCTCGCTCAGCTCGCCTGGAGCAACGTACACACCTGGGATGACACTTACTTGGTCGGACGCTTCGCATACAAAAAGCTTAGTACGTTTTGATACATCGTCATTTCAGATTGGAAATACAGTTTCGACTCCGTATAGTGGGACTCGCGCTTATTTGGTTGATGAACTTGTAACGTATTCGTCAAATACTTACCGCTGTATACTTGCTTCAACGGGCAATACGCCGACGAATACTACTTATTGGATGCTTGCTACAGGGCTTGCTTATAGACCTGTATTTAGTGTGGGTAATATAAATGGTAGTCCTGCTGTTGGGATTTCTGGCGATTTGTTTATTGACGGTTCGGTTAATTCCAGAACTGTAAATACAGATTTGCTTTCAGCTAAAACTTTTATTATGGGAACTGCTTCGACAACAGGCGTAATTGAAACATATAATTACGACGCTGCGAGTGCTGGTATTAGGATTACAGGTGGTGCTACGCCGTCGATTGTTGTTAAAGGTGGGAGTATAACAGGGACAACAATAACAGGTTCTACAGTACAAACAGCCCCCGCTGGCGCAACTACTAAAAGAATGGTTTTAAATGGAAGTACTAACGAAGCTGAATTTTACGGGGATCGTGGTGACGGTACTGTTGAAAAAATAGCAACGATAGGGTTGAACAGCAACGGGTTCGATTATGTTGTAGGGGGTTTTGGGTCATCTTCATTTACAGGTGTTGCGGTTGAGGCTAAGGGTTCGATTGGGGTTAATGCTTACGGAAGCCAATATGGAGTTATATGTGGAAGCATGGGGCGAAGAACACAATTCCCACGTAAATATTTTAACGGTACTATCTCACCATGTGTAGTATTACCGTCTACCAATTCTGCCGCACCAACTCACGCTGCGTTAATGGGTTCACTATGGGTAACGTCAGCAGGAATATTATATATTTGTATAGATGAATCAAACAATTGGCAAAAAGTCGGCGCTCAGTGAGATGAAGTATAAACGGGAAACACAACGGTCTTGGTTTTAACAGGTTCTTCAACATAATTAGCGTCGCCACAACCAGCAAGCAAAGCACAAACAACAATTAATAATAAAGTTTTCATAAAGAATCTCCTTTGAAGTTTAACTTTAAACAATTTGTAACACAACACTAAACGAAAGTCAAGAGGAATTATCAAATGGAACTCAAAAGTCTACAAATTGAAGTAGTGTTGACCGAAATGATTGCCGAACGTAACAAGATTATTATTGAACTAAACGAGCAATGCGTTGGCTTGAAGAAACAACTTGAAGAAGCAACTGCCGCAAAACCTGAAGCAGGACAGGAGGCTTAAATGTCAACTAAAATAATTACCGTAGCAGCAACACCGCCTAGCGAATCTTCTGGTGCTGATTATAACAAAGGCGCTCCGTTGAATGCAACTGAGTTCGATCAGAACTTGATTAATCTTCGCGCTGCTGTTGATCGTAGGGCTTTGGCATCGTCGTCAAATGCTTTTACTTGCGGTGCGCTGACGGCGGCAAGTGCAGAAATAAAAGGTGCATGTAAGATTTCAGCAATTGCTGGAGCAGATTTCAGAGGTATCGAATATGGGATTACGGATGTTTCTCAAGTTTATGCTTCTGCTAAATTTAGGTCAGACACAGGTGAATTAAAACATGAAGCAGGGTTTACCTCTTGGGGAGGAATTCAAACCTTCTACACAAACGGACTAGAGCGTATGCGCGTACATAGTACAGGCAGCGTTCTTGTTGGCCTTTCCACAGCAGTTACAGGAGCGAAACTTGAGGTAGCGGGGAGTATAAGTGCAACATCCTCAATATCCTTAACTGGTTCAGGTATTGCCACTGGACTATCGAATGATGGGGCTGGCTTATACGTCTACGTTCCTACAGGCAAACAGTTCAATATGTTGGTGAATGCTTCGACCGTAGCATCAGTTTCCAGCACAGGGCTTGCTGTGACGGGGGGTGTGACGGCGAGTGGGGTTGTTGATTGCTCTTACGGTGGATATACCGGGACAAATGCTCTGCATATCGGTGCAAATATCGGTGAATCATTTGGTAGAACAGACGCAGTTGCTAAATTCGGTGCTGTGTCGGCACCGCATTATAGCACGGCGCAAGAGCCAACAATTATCCTGAGCGCATATAACACAGCAACAGAAAACAGAATTGAGTTAGGTGGGGGTTTGACAGCCTACAATGCCATTACATCGTTTAATATTTATTGTGCAGCAAATAATACAACTGTCACAGGGGCAGAAGTTGCATCTTTTTCCTCAACAGGCTTGTCGGTCACTGGTGGGATAAGTGCAACAGGAGATATAGGTAACGCACCTACTACATGGGCTCCAACTCTAGGTGGTACGTCATCACTTAGTGTTGGCACAGCCACATACAAAAAAATAGGTAAGTTGGTATCTTTTGAGACTACGTTCACAGTCACATCACTAGGTACAGGTAGTGCTTACGTAATGACAGGTATACCATTTACACCAGTTAACACAACTGCCGTTAGTGTAGGGTACTTTTCTGGTATTGCGTCTAACGCGGTGAGCCTGTACGCGTACATAGACACTGCTGGTAATATAGTCGTTGGAGCATTATCAGCCGCAGGGGTAAGTGTTGGTGTTGGGGGCAACATCTATGCCAATGGAACAACAATGCGTATAGCTGGTACGTACTACACAGCTTAAGTAAACCTACCTGCCACAGATAGGCTTATAACCGAACACCAGTACCTTGCTGGCTTCTGTGGCATAACCTCAAGGACTTCTAAAGGAGAAGAAAAAGAATGAAAGAATTTACACTCACAGTAACAGAACAGGAACTCCAAGTAGTATCAGCAGGTTTGGCAGAGTTGCCGTTTAAGCACGTTGGCACGCTGATACAGAAGTTGCAGCAGCAAATAATACAACTGTCACAGGGGCAGAAGTTGCATCTTTTTCCTCAACAGGCTTGTCGGTCACTGGTGGGATATCTGCTACCGGTGCGATTTCATGTGCAAACACAGTAGCCGCAGGTATCGCAGTAGCCTCAACTCATAAAGTTACGATGGTTATAAATGGAACAACTTATTATCTGTTGGCGTCCAACGTGTAGTAACAACTTAAAAGAACTTCAATTGCTTTTCGGTTTTGAGATACGCTACTTCTCGCAAGATTTGTAGCGTATCTTATTCACCTCAGAAAAACTTCAACTGTTTTTCAGTTTTAGTGTATCCTATCTCTACCAAAATTTTGTTTGCTTCTTCAATGTACTTTTCAAAATTAACGTCTGTTGGAAAACTACGTGGCAAGTCCTGGCATGGTCGTGCACCATCGGTGTTCGGCACCTTATTGCCGTTGACTACGCGATTAATACAACCTTGAATACCTTTAGCATAGTAGTGTCTGACGGTTTTTCCTAGGTATACACCGTCCTTCTCGCCGCCGCCTGTAACTTTAATTACTGAGACAAACTTGGTAATATCTTTACAGTTACGTATTGTTTCTTCAATTGGGATTTGTTTTGTTAGTAGGGCTTGCACTGCTTCAGAGCAAATCAACGCTTCTGGGTTCTTTGACAGTCTGCTATTTAAAGCTGAACCTTTTTCTGAATAACAACCTTTTACTTTGCATGTATTATCTTCTTTAACTATTATGAAATTATTTACGTCCCTACTATAAACTGATTTGTAACATTCTTCTTCAGTTTCGTAGTTCGTTATTCGTTCCCATTCTTTTACAATATTAGCGTATGTTTCGCGCAATTCAGTATTGCACTTTACAATTATTCCGTCTGTATTTCCAGAAATAACAGGTATTCCGGCAAGTTCGATCAATTCAATCAACATTAACAAACAAAGTTGGCCTGAAATTGTAACTTGTAACAACAAGTCAGGAGAATACAACGCTGAATACTTACTCCCAAGTTTGCCGAACGATCCATTGATCGACACCTTAATTGAATCGCAAATTACATTTGCTTCTTTTAGTTCAATTTCAAGTTGTGCTATTTGCTTTTCAGTTTCAATTGTTTTTTCCAACTTTTTTAAATCTTTCAAGTTCTGCTTAATATTTTTAGCTTCTGCTTTAGCTCGCAATCGCTTTTCTACTAAACTTTGATAAACGTTCAAAAAGTTGTTTGTTAAATGTTTTGGGAACAACCTTTGATTTAATATTGTTCTTGGATAGTAGCTTGCAACGTCAGGTGATATTAACAAAACTTTGTCAGTCGCAACATGGCTTATGCTTTCTTCTGTAGAATGCAGACCTCCTAGCCCCATTTTGTACGTTGAAAAACTTGTCCGTTTTCTGCAATAACGAAGTCGGCGTTTCGTACAATTTCAAGCATCTTCTGAAGCAAAGGAGTTTTGTATTGAACAAAATCCGGTACTTGATATTTATAAACAGTTCCAGGATTAATTGTAGGACGCTTTGCCCAATAGCCGTTCAGCTTTCTTATTTCCCCACAAAGAACCGCCTCTGCAACTTGGGCGTCAGATAAAGACCTGTAATCAGCTCCGTACTGTTTTGACATTTCAGCTCGAAGTTCCAATTGTGGGGATAACTCACGTAGCAACAAAAGTGTGTCTTCCAAATCCGTGAAGCAGTATTTTCTTACTATAGTTTGTTCTTCTGTAGAAAGTCTACTGTCTGGACTAAACGGTAGTTCCTGAAGCCTCGGAGCATGTAAACGCGCAGCATAAGCTTTTAGCGATGCTTGCAACGGACTTACTTCTATGACATCAATAGAGTTGATCTTTCCGGCTTTGAATTTGAATGCCAATTCCACATCTCTAAGCCTCCAATTTTCTTTAATTATGAAGTCTGACACATTTTTTAAAGTTGGATTATCAACATTTTGCATCGCAAGCCATATCATAGGCAAGTCATAACTATTTGAGTTGAAGCCGCACACAGTAAAGTTGTGAAGCACAAACAGCATCTTTGCAATGTCAAGTTTTTGATTTTCAGTTCTTTCAAAATAAACTATTTTATTAGTGAAGTAGCACTTGAACGCTATTAACCAGTATGTAGGGTAACACTCCGTATCGAAGACTAAAATGCCCCCTTTCGCGGCAATTAACTCGTCGTCTGTAAATAACTCAAACGGAACTTCTTCACGTTCTAAAGCAACTGTTGAAGTCTTAGTGCGTTGTTTGCGTTTGGCCGGTTCGTTTGGTAGGTCGAAGAATTTCACGCAGAAACACCCATTAGGCAACCACGAATTTTCCCACATTTTGAGAAGAAAAACGCAGCAGAACTACTATAAAAATCAACTAGCTCAACACAATGCTCGATACGTTCCAAACGCTTGATATTAAACGCGGGGCCATGCCTAACCCCTGGAACTTCGCAAACAGCGCCGTCGCATTTATCTCTGTGCGACTGTAACGCGCCGTCAACAAAGTACACAGTCTTTTGCAAGTCCTTACCTTCACTGAAAGGTTTGATGTTGCGTAATGCGTCGTAAAATCCTACGGGTAAAGGTTCAGGTTTGGATGGTTTGTTGAGTATAACGTCAACATTCGGCCAAGGCTCGGCGTAAGTCTGAGTTTTGATCCAAGAATCATCCTCGTAATAAAAGGTGCAACTGTTTTCTGAATATCCGAACTGTTTTAGTTTTTTGTCTGTATTCAGGATTACTGTTACTAATGCCTTGGGAAGTATTAGTGTGGGTAATGAAATACCATGCCAGAACTCCAACATAACGGCTGTGTCAGTTGCGACCATTGAGTTCTCACGCAGTAATATTGAGCATTCAACAATTCTGCGAT